ACCTTGTTCACTCTTATTCTTGGTGCGGTCGAGTGCCTTTTGTTTGAGATATCCCAAAAATTGAACTCGCGGGTCGTTGGCGATTTTCTGCATTTCATAAGCAGAATTGTAGTATTTCTGTTTTTCGTGCGGTGTTTCTTCTTCAGCAAGTAGATCAAGGCTTTCATCAGCTGAAAAATCACCCCCTTCCATAAACTTTTTAAAATTTTCAACGAGAAGTTGATCACTCTTATTGCTTGCCCATTTCTTGCTCATTTTATTTATCTCCTAAAATATCGTTCAAGGCTCGATTAATTCTATCGGCTTTGGTAAAAATGTTTGGCTCTTTGTATTGTTTGCCTTCTTGCAAATTCATAAAGGCGTTTGGTGTGCTTGGCTCAGAGACGAAGTCGAAACAGATGAGTTGGAAGTCGTCTTCAACGACGACACCGCCCTGCATACTTTCACTGACCGAACCTAGGCCGCGTGAGGAAATGCCAAGCTGGACGCCCGATTCAACGAGGGAACGAAGGATTCCTCCGGCGGGAGTATTTAGAACTTTAACAGTTCCCATGACTTTTGGGCCGTCGGCCCAGATGTTTGTAACCATGTGGCTTGCGTTTTTAAGATTAATGACAGAATCGTCTGGGTGATCAAGTTCGCCCAAGGCTCGCTTTTCTTTGACGAGCTTCTGGTATGTTTTCATCTCTCTCATGAGTACCTTGTGCGGGTAAACTCTTCCATTTCCATTTTGGGTGTCCGCTTGTTGCATCAACCCAGTAAGATACATGGCATTATTTACCTGCACATCGATTTTTTCGGCTTCTGTCAATAAGTCTTGGCAAACGCCGCCCTCGCAGAGGGCATAGTATTCTCTCAATAAAACTTTACTCATTTTCTTTCCTCTTAAAAAGTAGTCAACAACCGTTTTTGCAGCGGCGGACTCCTTGAAGCATATATTTTTTAAGCATTTAATCACCTCCCTTGTTTTGGATTTTGATGCCACAGTCGTCAAAGACCATGTTTAGTATATATGATGTCCCCGAGCTTATCCACCCGCAGATTAAAAAATTCACGGGTGTTAGTTCATAGGTAAATAGTTCGGTAAAAGGATTAACGCCGCATAAAAAAACGCCAACCCAAAACCCCACACACATGGGGCAGGTCCAGAAATAACCTTCGGGCCTTATCTTCTCAAGGATCTTTCCATAGCAGATTAATTGGGTTAAGCCGTAGGCCGTCAAAACAAAATAAATAAGGGGCAAAGTTCTCTCTTATGATTTTATAAGCTGATCGTACCATTTCGTGAAAGTGTCACGAAGGCCTGGGAGGTCCTGGTCCGCGTTGGTTAGAAATTCTATAATCCCTTCCGGACCTAGGTTTGAGACCATGGTTTGAAGATCTAAAACTTCTTCTATCTCTTCTTTAATAATTTTTCTTAATTGATTTTTCGTAAGTTTCATTTCTTTTTTTCCTCTTCTAGCATGTAACTCATCCAATACGGAGAATAATTATATCCTGGCCGGATTGAACCTTTCTCTGTTGCTTGCGGTATTTCGCCAAGCTCTGTCGAATCTTCAGACGTAGGCTCGGTATAATAGTCGTCGAGCATCTCCTCATAATCCTGCATATAGTCGTAGCGGGGCTTCTCTTCTTTTAGAAATTTATATACATTATAGATTGTATAATCAAGCACATTCAAGTCTGGATCTTTTGCTTCGACGATGAGACCCTCAATAGACCCATAAACACTGCCTCCTTGCACCGAATCATATGTTACAATTCCTTTTCTTTTTAGAAATTCAAAAAATCTATCCTGAACATGATAGATTTCCTCCGAATAATCATTTTTGGCAAAAGTCACAACCTTATTTTTTTCCGGCACAATTACAATATCTATTTCCTGATGATCGAAAATGAGAATGTTGCCATCTAAGGACTTTCTTGCCTTCATTTCGAGCTGAATTAGCTCTTTTTGTTTGTGCACCTTTACAGAAATCATTAGTTTTTTATCTCCCGGGCCAAGTTCTGAATTTTTAGCACCTCCTGGACCATTTCGTTGTCAATTGGCCGCGAGGAGAAGGCGCCTAAAATTTCAATAACCTTTCGGGTGTTTTGGGCCATTAGTGGGTCGCTGACTACTTCGCGCGAGGCGAGCGACTCTTGTAGGATTTTTCTTAATCTGGGGATCTCCTCATTAAGGAAAACCTTAAGCTCTACGGCATTGTCAGTGAAAGACCCAATGTAGTGACCTAGCAATTTCTTTTGTTCAGACAAAAGTTCGGTTGCGTATTTTTCATTGAATTTTTTGACAAAAGTCTTATAAGTCAAATTATCAACTGGTTTAATAACGGGGCGGGGTTCGGAGCCTGAAGAGGTCATCACATCTATGATTTGTTTTTCGAGCAGGACCCTTTGTTTTGTTTTGGTTCGATAATCAAATATTTGATAAACAGTGGCCACATCGCGGTAATTTGGAATAAAATTTGAAAAAACACCTGGTGATACAAGTTTATTGATGGTGTTGATAACTTTTGTTTGCTCTCTAAACAAGTCTCTCTCATCAATTATTTTCTTTTTCATCCGGGCCTCAAAAACTAGTTTTTCGGCCGTGTGGCGATCTAAATCTCGGGTTTCCAATATCGCCTTATAAAGGTCCAAGTCTTTTGCAAGAATGGAGGATCCTTTAAAATTCTCTCTCACCAATCTAATAATTAATTTTTTCTTCTTATCGTCTTTGATGACAATCGCCTTAGTCAGCTCTCTTATCAGAACCTCAAAAATGAAAGCCGTATTACGCTTTTTGTTGTGTTTCATCTTCATTTAACTTAATCTCCGAATTTTCTAATTCTGTAATCAAATCGCGAACTTGATTGCCGGCTTCAAATAGAAGCGACTCATCTTTATTATAAGTAGGTCCTTTCGATTCGTAAATCCCCCTAGAAAGCCCCATAAAATCCGACATTCCAGGAGTAATGTCTTTTGGTCTCGGGAGTGCCATTGCGGAATAGTTGTGTTGGCGCCCCGAGCGACTATCTCCACCCTTTAGCTCTTTAGATACATATGTCTTTCCTTTTGCTTTCTTGGAGAGCGATTTATCTGTGTGTTTTCTGGATCTATCATCCCTCTTTGCTGGGGCGTCCAAAAGTGGACCATCGTCTCCGCCAAGGTCGTCTCCGCCAAGGTCGTCTCCGCCGAGGTCGTCTCCGCCGAGGTCGTCTCCGCCAAGGTCGTCTCCGCCAAGGTCGTCTCCGCCAAGGTCGCCTTCCAAATCACCCATGCCGGCGGGGTTGGCTGCTTCTTCGGCGGCATTTTCGGCTGCGGCGTTAAGTTCTGCTTCGAATTTCCTATCGTGGAACATTTCTCTCTGATTTCTGACAAATTCTTCTTCCGAAAGGTTGAAGAGGTTCTGTGCAATCCATCGACGACTGAAGAAATTCTCTGTGGCGCCGCCTGCAATGTCAAACTTAATTTTCCAATGCTCTAATTCTTGCATTTCGGCGATTTTGGATGGGTTGTTTAATTTAAGCTTGAAACTAACAAGGTCATCGCCACGAAAACCAAGAGTATATAAGTGAACAATTCCAATTTTTTCAAGCTCCGTCACGACGGCGCGCTGCAATCTCTGAATTGTCCGAGCAAATCTGACATCTTTCTGTGCGAGGGTTGTTTTATCCTCATTTGCTTCCGAATCGCTTGACAAATAAGCTGTTGGAATTTTTAAGGCTGCAAACATCTTATCACGAAGGTATTTAACATCGTCAATATCGCCCGTAAACTGTCCACCCTGAAGAGTATCGATCCTGGAAGACTCTCCACCGCGTACTGGGATGAAATAATCTTCTTCCACGGAAAGGGGGTTATATCTCAAATCAACGCGGCCAGTGTCTGCGTTAACGACCTGATTTCTCTTCATAGATGTGATAGTTTTCTGAACGAATGTTTCTACATCTTGTGGAGCAATGTTGCCAACGTCGATATAGAACACCCTTCTTTCTGCGGAACGCACAATACGGTAAGCCATCATGGCATCTTCCATCAAAACAAGCTGGCGCCAGATACGACGTCCAGATTCAAGAACCGATGTTCCGTAAGGGGCGTATTTATCGTTGCCGAGCACCCTAAAGTGGGCAACTTGCCAATTTTCGAAGGTCATTCCGCCGGAATTCCACTGATATTGGACATAATTCGGGTTAGAAGGGTCCTCGCCTTCAAGCCTCTCAACCTCTTTGAGAGGAAGAGGGATGATAGATTTAACCCCAAGTCTTTCGTCGAGGTCCATATAGAGGATAAAGTCTCCAAATTTACACATTGATCGGCACCAGCCAAAAAGGTTGTGCTCTAGATTTAAAACGTTTGTATAGAGAGACTGAAGGATTGCTTTGATTTCTTCGTTTGGACAATCAATTGTCAACATGGGGGTCAGAGCCGTGTGTGTTGTCATCTCATCAGCATAAATGTCCATTGCGGAGGCAATTTCAGGCATATACTCCATTTGCTCGTAGTCAACATAGCGCTCAGCGCGATTCTGCTGCGCCATGATCTTTGAATGCATAATATCAAAAGGACTGTACTCAGATCTCTTGAATTGTTGGCCCGAAGCTGATCTAAAATCGCTCGAATACTTGTCTAACGCTGTTCTGCGAATCTTTCGATTCATTTGGGTGCGCCAATTTACAATTGGGCCAGAAAACAGTCTTGTTAGTCTTCTAAATAATTCCGATTGCGGGTTATTCGGGTTTTTCTTATTATCAGCCATTCTTTATCCTTTTATTAGCCATGAATATTGCTTATATTCTTCTTTTGCTTTAAACATTTTTTCGTCCAAACTTTCTTTTCTATTATATCCTTCCATTCCTGGAATTGTTGTGTTTATTTTTGTGTTGACAGCAACCATCGAGTTCAAACATGCTTTTTTAAATTCTATATCCCTCTTGTTTACTGTCAGCGCAGTGTCTCTCACCCAGCATGCTATTGCTAATGACATTGTTAAGTCATCATTATATCCCCTCATTGCTTGAGGCTTGCCGTTATACCAGATAAAAGTACGCAATTCGTTAGAAAAGCGAACTGAATATACTTTAATTAGTTTGTTTCTAATGAATTCT